AAGAATTAGGTTGTGATTCGCTTTCAAATTTGTATCTTTGACATATTAAATACAGCACAGGCTGTTAGCGTGGCTTTCGACAATTCGTTGTGATTCGCTTTCAAATTTGTATCTTTGACATATTAAATACAGCAATGGCTGAAAAGCGCTAAAATACCCTTTGTTGTGATTCGCTTTCAAATTTGTATCTTTGACATATTAAATACAGCCCTCGATGACAGAAGGTATACATACACTATGTTGTGATTCGCTTTCAAATTTGTATCTTTGACATATTAAATACAGCCTCATCGAAAATGAAGGTTGGATGTGCTTGTTGTGATTCGCTTTCAAATTTGTATCTTTGACATATTAAATACAGCAGGCGAGCATGTAGGTCGCAACCAAGAGACGTTGTGATTCGCTTTCAAATTTGTATCTTTGACATATTAAATACAGCAATACGGATATCAACAAAAAGCGGCAACAGTTGTGATTCGCTTTCAAATTTGTATCTTTGACATATTAAATACAGCTAGAAACGTGTAAAGGGCAACCCGTCGTAAGTTGTGATTCGCTTTCAAATTTGTATCTTTGACATATTAAATACAGCCTCTCGATTGCGTTTTGCGTCTTGCAGCAGGTTGTGATTCGCTTTCAAATTTGTATCTTTGACATATTAAATACAGCGATTCCAAGAAGTCAAAGAACGCTTTCCCGGTTGTGATTCGCTTTCAAATTTGTATCTTTGACATATTAAATACAGCAGAGATTGAGGGACATTCTCGAATGCGACGGTTGTGATTCGCTTTCAAATTTGTATCTTTGACATATTAAATACAGCACAGAAAGCAGACATAAATGCAAGTTATGAGTTGTGATTCGCTTTCAAATTTGTATCTTTGACATATTAAATACAGCAATCAAGAGATTAGATACGATGTCCGTAGAGTTGTGATTCGCTTTCAAATTTGTATCTTTGACATATTAAATACAGCAGTAAAAATATCTTGTGTCAAAGAAGGAGGTTGTGATTCGCTTTCAAATTTGTATCTTTGACATATTAAATACAGCACAATTTGTATAGCAATTTAATAGTCAAACAATTACACAATCAATTAGGATCAAAAATTAAAGCTGTATTTTATCAAAAAGCCGGTTAAAAAACCGGCTTTTTGTTTTTCAAAAGAGTTCGAGCTGTTGAGGTAGAACCTGTGGCTTTACCTCTTTCTTCCCATAGAAAATTTCCATCATACCGAATTGTTTATCAGTAACACAGAGAATACCTACTTTTCCAAACGGCGGTAAAGAAAGCTTCACCCGGCGGATATGTACATCGGCATTCTCCCTACTAGGACAATGCCGCACATAAATGGAAAATTGAAACATAGTAAATCCATCTTGCAACAGTTTCTTACGGAAGTCGGCATACAATTTACGTTCTCGTTTCGTCTCTGTTGGCAAATCGAAAAATACCAATACCCACATAATACGATATTCGCTGAATCTATCCATATTAATTATAATTCTGGATAGATGATTTTACGTAACTCCCCGTTAAAACATTTGTATAAAGAGGCGGTAGTTTGGGCGACAGCGACCATCAAAGGACTACGCCGCCCTTGAATACCTACCTCTACCACCGGTAAAGACAATAACTTTGCTTTCAATTCGGTCGTTAACATCGAATAGTCCTTTCCACTTTCCATGATTTCACAGACCAAGCCATCGACATAGGGGCGATAAGGCTCCATCACATCATCGGCCAAACAATATGCATTATAACGGTTATGATGATGTATGCCCAAAGTAGGTAACAATCCGCTAATAACGAGCGACCGAGCGACAACAGCCCGAAGAATGGCATAACCATAATTGAGTAGATTGTTGGGAGGATCGCCGTCTCTGTCTCTGCGAAAACTATCGAGGTGAGGGAATATACTCGACCAATAATAGGCGGCAGCCCGTGCCTCCATATTATCGATGTCTCCACTACGGACTTCGCCCACCCATGCCCGCATATTTTTGGCTATAATTCCCTGGCTCTCCAAAATTGCAGCTTGATTGGCAATCTTTTGCTGCACTGTCTGTTGCCAAAGTTGCTTTTTCAAAGGTAACGAAGCATTAAGTTGGTCTCGGAACCGTTCGTTTTGTGTCGTGTTCCCACAAAGGGGTAGTATGAGTCCCACAGGCAAACGACTTTTATCGCAAGTGATAATAGCACAATTATTTTCGAGAAGGGCTTCGAGCAATCCTTGTGTGATTGTTATCTGCGAATGATCGAGTACGACCACTCCTATATCTTCGATAGGAATCGTCCGCTCCGCCTCTTTTTTGAAAGTATCGGGTAATGTGTCGTTATTCGACACTTCTGGCAGACGCAGTACTAGCTGTGCATTGCGCAAACTCAGATACGAGGGATTCCCAAAATATAATGTGCGTTTGATCATGATATTTCCTTTATTTCACCCAAAACTGAGATATGCACCTTATGAGGATTTAATCCCAATAACGACTTTATACTCACCCTTTTTAGTTTTCCCATCTGCATAGACAATTTCAAATTGGGCTTTCCATCGTACTTATCTTCGACAGAAGTTTCTGTATGATACCTAAAACTATAATCACTCTTACTTAATTTTTGTACTCGATAAAGATATTTGTTCAACAATGCATAGTCTTGTTGATCCATAGCATAACGATAATCTTCCTCATTCATTCCTAAAATAAACATCTCATTTTGCTGCAATGAAAGAACAAATTGCCATTTTACATCAGGTAAGGATTCTAAAACGTTTTCAGATATATCGTTTCGCTGAAGTATATTATCCCAAATAGTATCTGGTTGAGTGACAATAGCCGGTATACCTACCCGACAGCGATCCACTGCTTCCCAAAATGTAACGGTTCGTTCCTTATACTTGCCATCTTCATCTCTATAAATAGCAACATGATGATTGTTCCCCGGATTGACCCAAGCAACAGGATTTCCCTTATCATCTTTTTTGAGTGGAACTAACGTATTAATCGCCGGCTTCGCAAAACAACGAACCGTGCGAATTGGAATACGACACTCCTTATCTATATATACAGGTTTAGCAAACGCCTCTTTGGGATTATCATTATATTGAGCAAGCCTACCGGAAAGGATTCTATGAATACGCTTGTCCACAACTTTTTCCTTATCCAACATTTCCCGATTAATCGAGGTTATCGGATACTTCATTACAGCACGCTGCTTTTGTATAACATGACCTTGCTCATCTTTCTCCCACACATGAATTACGCCATATACACTCTCTTCGCTCAACGCACCTCGTGGAATTAAAACTGACTGGACGGAAATACGTTTTCGGTTCTTACGAATATATCGCTTGCCGGGAGTCACCGCACGCTTATATAATCCGCAAATCCAAATTTCCGAAAAATCCCAAACGAAGCGTATAGAAATCGCCGATTCGAGAAAAACGAAGCGTCCAAAAATAGACAAGCGCACAACACCCAACAAACGGCATTCGAACGCCATTATAACACTATGAATTGAGGGATTTGATAACAAAAAAAAGAGGGGCTAATGCTCCTCTTTTTCTTTTACAATAACTTCGGCACCGACTATCTCACAATACCTCAGCAGATTCTCGATATTTACATTTTTTCCACTCTCTATCGCCCTGACGCTGCCCATGTTGATTCCTTTTTGCCAAATTTTATATTGAGAAAAGCCTTTGCGCGTTCTGATTTCCACTAATGTTTTTGCTATATCGTCTAATGTCATACCCCAATTAATTCTTTTTTTATCGCCTCTAAAAATGCGATAGATGTTAATACCGTATTCCTATAATTATAATCACTACCGGCTGCAATCGCATTCTTACGACCGTCTAAAATCAGCGTATCAATGAACAACACCATTTGTCGCACCGTAATATTCCCGATGTCTGCCGAGAATGTCGATAGCGATGTATAATACTTCATAGCCTGTTTTAAAAGGCCTCGTATTTTAGTTTTATCAGGGTTTTTACCGGTAATACGCTTAATGCTGATCTTTGCGGAGAGATTCGACCCTGACAATCCGGGCTCTATGCGGTAATCCTCTCCGACTTCCTCGATAATGCCGTCAATATACTCGACTTTGGCGATGAATCCATTGTCTATGTCCGAACAGTATATGAAGTCGACTTCTCCGAACTTGTGCGCCCGGTTATGGTCTACAATGAATAGCGGGAATTCCCTTTTCATTCTTCGTCCTCCTCGTTTTTCTCGTCGTCATTGACTTTAATAAGCCGTTCAAGATCTTCGCTTATATACCCTTTATACTCCCTTATGGCCTCCAATTCCGAGTCGCTGAGGTCGTCTATATCCTCTATCTCGATAGTATAATATCTGTCATAATCACCGTCGAAGTCTATCTCTCCGGTTCTTCCGTTCTCGTCGTCCTCACTAACGACAGTGCCCACTTCGTCTGCAATATAGGGTTTGCAGAACCTCCCATGCTCGTCCCTGTTTTTCGTGAACAAGCGATCTGACAACATGCTACACACATCTGAGAATGTTTTTTCTCCGACAAATTCAACGTGGCCGGGGTTAAAGAATCTGCCTCCTCGGCAAACATGAAATGATAATACCATTGTTCTTTTTGTTTCCATATATAAGTAATTTTTAGTTATAATCATCTGGCTCATACAGGAGTATAACAATCTTCAAGGTTTATGTTATTCTCGATTGCGGCACAGGCAAGTATCCATGCTTGCTTACTCGACATGTTGGCAATCTTGAAACTCGGATAGGTGCATTTTTCATCAATCGTCTTTGCCACATTGGAGGCAAAAACATTCAGGTTGATTATCCGGGACAAGAACCGATAGAACGGATTGAAGTGCATCTCATACGAATTGTTATTATTCCATCTTTCATAATTGGCAATCTTATGCAACATGTTGGCTAACTCTTGTGCTTTTCCGTATTGTTCTGTACCTTTCTGTAACATGGCTTTATCTTTTTATGTTATCGTTTCGTTTTTTGATTACACTACAAAGATATATCTTTTTATTGTATATACAAAATAACGAAATAAAAATAGCACCGCAATTAACAACATTTTACAATATACTACACTTTCGGCAGACAGGCACAAAAAAAGCACCGGAAAAACATATTTCTTCGGTGCTTTTTTATTACTCTGTCTTTTGGCTATCTCACCAAAAATCACTAACTTTAAATAATAAAGAATATATCATATTTGGTTTTTAACGCTGTTTTAATACCATTAAAACGACGTTATATTATACCGCCGGAATCGTGGGCGCGGCACGCTTATATAGCATTATATCCGTATACGTGGCGTTGTAGTTCACATGGGCATTAAATTCGGTTTTTATACAGTCTTCGAAGGGGTTGCCCAAAGTCCGATTCCTGCCCATCCAATCGCAGAGCTCCAAGATAGACGACTTGTTGGAGGTGAAGTAGACAAACGAATGGTCGGCGAGAACCGTCAGCACATCGAGATAGTCGGAGAGCCGCCAGTACATCGTATAGGTCCCCACCTCGGTGGAGAGATAGGGCGGGTCGACCAGAAACACCGCACCGGGCGTATCCTTGTACTCATTGAACACCTCCCGATAATCCCGAGAGGCGATTTCCAGCCCTTCCAAATAGTCGAGACATTCCGGATAATCGTTTTTGCGGATATTGTTATAGAGGGTGTCTTTCCGCATCTCCGAGACGCTCAGCTTATACTTCATCGAAAACATAATCGAGGCAGAGAGCGTGATGAAATCCACGTATCCGGTTTCGCGCTCCTCCCGCTGAATGCGGTCGAATATGCGCTCCCGAATGTCTCCGGTGATCGCCTTGTGCCGAGGAACGGTATTGCCCACGATTTCTCGAATATCGGCGATCAATCGATTGGTGCGCGGTATGTTTTCGAGTCGACGGCGGTAATTGTCGAAATCGTTGTACACCACAGTGGCATTCGGCTTGCACCGCTTGGCGATATGGGAGAGCAGGCCGGAGCCTCCGAATAGGTCGATGAAGGTGGCGTCGTCGGGAAACTGTTTCAGAACTTTTATAAACTCGCGCACGAACATGCGCTTCTGCCCTACGAATGGGAGCGGGGCCGATAAATACATTTTCTTTTTCATACGTTTAACTCGAATTTGACATTTTCGTTCCCGGCGAGCAAATCCCGTGTACGGGCGATGTTATTGTCGTAGATGTGCACGTTGCCGAGGTTGAGGGTGACAGATTGCAGGGGCAAATCGATTTGCCGGGACATCAGGTACAGGTGGTATATGTCGGCCGGAAGTCCGAGGTTGGCGTCGGAACTGCGCTGGTAGGCTGACAGCACCAGCTCGCCGCCGTCGATTTGAAATTGTACGAGGCTGAGGCACGGGGCTTGATTGGTCTCCGCGTCGGTGGATCCGAGGAACAGCACATAGTTTTTGCTGCTGCGCTTTTCCCGGTTGATTTTGGCGATGAGCGGCGGCAGCTTCTCGAAGTAGGAGGGGTAACTGTTCACCAGCGTATGGCCGCAGTAATCCCACCAACTGATACCCGCCTCCCGGTATTTCTCCACACTACGCTCACCGTTCATAAAGAGCCGCAGTTCGTCCCTGAGCTTGCGCCGGGCGATATTATGCCCCTCGAAGATGTCGAGCAGGTCGGACGGAGTCAGCGAGAGCGACTCGTTAAGCAGGTAGCGGCTCGTGCCTTTCCTGCCGGTTTGCGTCTTGCCGTCGATGAGGATTCTGTCCAGTAACCGATAATATTTGTTCATGGCGTGTCATTTATTGCCGGCAAAGGTATCGTGCACATGTGCTTGTTCCATTCCGGGGCGATTTCATTCCACTGCAAAGAGATTGCAGTCGGCTTTGAATCGGCGGATAAGGTCATATACTTTTCGCTCGCATACACCGTATTTCTCGGCCAGCGCAGCCACGATATAGGAGGTTTTCTCACCATCGGCCAGCAGCCGGTTGTAGTCGTTGAACAAGTCGATATATCGGATATCATCAAGACGAATGCCCGCATCGCAACAGAATTTCAATAGTTCCCGGTTTAATTTCAGTATCTCAATTACTTTCATTCTCCAAAAAAATAGTACATTTGCAATATCTCACTTACATACACATACAAAACAGCCACAAGTGTAGTCTGGGTATTTGCCCCCGGCTACGCACTTGTGGCGTGTATGTGTTAATATGTAGGTGAGATGACTATTGACAGGCCGGGGGCTTTCTTTTTTATCCCCGTCCTCTTGGTTTTTTAGCAGATCTTTTACATGCCTGTATCCTTTTTCTCGTTGAACTCCCGTTCCAGTTCTCTCGCCTCCGCCTCGGGAAGTTCCTCCCAATCCGTCAGGTCGGTTCCGTCCGGAGCGGAAACAGCCGGAGTAACCGTGATATACTCATCTGTTTTATATACCAATAAATATCCTTCTTTCGCTTTTTTCCGTATCATTTTTCATACCTCCATATCATTTTCATACTCCTATCACCCTCCAATTTTTATCAGTGGCTATTTTCACCTCATCTTCTGTAATTTCTGTAACTCCAAGACAACCGGTTATATCTATTACTCTTTCGGATTCTCCATTAAAATCCGGTAATTGGTTAAAAATCTCCAATATAGCTTCATGAGAAAGAGCTGAATATCTGACATATAAATTTGCTCCGTTATAAGTATAATCAAATTGTGATTCCGGTGAAAAGGTTAGCCCCGTAAGTCCGCATGATGGTTGTTGATAAGAACCGGACCATGACAAACATCTTATCTTTGTGTTTTTTAGATCCAATCTCATAGTCTTCGGTACACCATCCATATTAAGAATGAGCCCGTTTCCTTTTGAACCAAAATCGCTTGGCAGTTCAAAATCATATAGTTGATAATCACTTTGAAACAATCCTATTGCATCCTCTACATTCGGCATCGATTTGGGTAATACCAATTTTCTCAATGAGGTGCAATTATAAAAACAGTTCCTAACATAAGTACCGGTAAATGGTTCCTGAGGCATGATTATTTCTTCAACCGATTGTGCCATGCCATAAAAGCAATGACTCCATGTGTTAGTCGATGATACCTTCATTTTAGAAAGGTCTACTTTACCTCTGGTTTGATTTAGACAGCCCCATAAGTATTCTCCAATTTCTCCTCCTTCAATCTGAATGTCACTTAAATCATCACAGAATATATTTCTAAATTTATAACCTATTAAATAGGTTAATTTTAAAGTATCCCCGGTATGTAATATATATCTTAACCTATTTTTCGAATACGGAAAAGTTGGTATGCAGTCTATTGTATCCGATAGAAATTTTATGGCTTCCAATGGTAATGTTGACAACTCAAATGAACAGTATTTGAGTTTCCTAATATTTTTCCCAAATACGATATATTTATAAGGAGCTATATTATATATCTTTTGCGGGTAATTTACATATACATAACCGTTTGGATAAATATAATGGTCGTAGTCAATTGAATATAATTCATATGAAACCTTCATTATCCAAAATTCCCTGCCATTAGTGTCTATTCTGCCAGTTCCTTTCAAATATTTATGGTTTGCTATATTGGTAGTCGTTGGGGCGATAGCGGTATAAATTTCACTACCGTCTCCCCAATCTATCTTATAACTTTTTACATTAAAAGAGGAGTACTGCACAAAAATATAATCTTCAAATGTAGTCGGTTTATCGTCTGTCACCACAAACCAAATGTCATTGTCCGGGCATTCGTCAAGATTTCCCCATGACGGGTCGGGAATAAATTTAGGTTTTTGAACAATAGCCGGCACGCTGACCGTCTCTTTCACCGCGACAGCCTCCGGCACGACGATTTGCTCTTTTACCGCAACGGCATCCGGTACAATTATCCGCTCTTTCACCATCACGCAATCGCACTTCTCCATACCTCATACGATTTTAATGTTCGTCTCGTCCTCACCGCCATACTCCCAGTATCCGCTTGCGAAATCGGAGTCGGTACGGCAATAATGCCTTTCTACGGTAAGGATTCCCTTGCGGAAAGTGTTCGGCTCGAATACGGCTATCAGCTCGCCGTCTCGAAGGACACAATTCACCCGCTTGTCACCCTCCTGCGAGACTTCGCACGTCCGGCCGTATTGGTCCCGATAGATGAAGCGGAATTTCAGTCCCTCTACATCGATGGGGGAACCATTCATATCTGAAAACTCCAAACCGGCCTTAATACCTTCCCATGAGTATTTCTCTTCGTACTTTTTGTCACTCATCGCTGCCATCGGATAATGCGTTGAACATTTTTTCCACAAGGCCCTTTGTCTCCTCGACCGTGGAGGTCATGGAATATACATTCATGTTAAAGCTGCCTTGCCCGACAGTGACATGGCCTTTTTCCACTCCATTCTCCACAATTCGGTAATTGACCGCTTGCAGGTTATCTACCGTTTCCTGTCCGTCGAATTGACGGCTGATGTTCTCGCTGATTTTTACTAACTCAATCATAATGTTTTGTATTTATGGTTAACTGATAATCCCGC